ACGCTCTTGGGTAGCCAGTCGTTCTTGGTCAACGGCTAGGTACTTCTGCCAGTAGCGCACAGCACCTTCCAGCGCGTCAGCCCGGTCATCGTGGACTAGGGCACCGCGCTCGGGTGTGAGCTTGGCTAGTTGGAAGAACAGGGAGTACACCTGCCGATCCTTTGGGGAGTAGCGGGCACAGTCCAACTTGTCCTGTTCGATGGCATGGGTGGTAACGATCAACGCACCACGGCCAATCACGGGCTCCAGAGTAGCGATGATACGCTTCTCCTTCTGCCCGGTCACAAGGTCATCCTCCACGGCGCACTTATGCACAGCATGCAGGATGGGCACGAACACTTCGCGGAATGCACCGAAGCCCATGTTCTTCTCGATCACCACGCTGTTGGGCTTCCACTTAGCCAGCCGCTTGGCTAGCTCCATGAGGTTGTCCTTGTCGTAGCCACCGGGCACACCCCCAACCTCAAGCAGGAACACGTTGCCGTTGAGGAACGCGGTTACAGCGTAGGCTGTCTCGTCGGCGTTGACGCCACCACCGGCAGGGTCAACGTAGGCGACGATCTGGAGCAGGCTGGCAACTTCGGCGGATAGAGAAGCGCGCCGCAGCTTGAAGCCGAAGCCGTGGACTTGGTAATCCTCACAGTCACCGGGGTTCGCAGAGCGCGTAATGGTGATGGGGGCCTTGTCCGTAATGTCCAGCACCACGCAGCGGTTGAGCTTGATGGGGAATCGCAGGGCATCAGCGAGCTTGGTGTTCAGCATGTGCTGGAGTTGGAACCAGCTTTCGCCTTGGTCAAGCTCCTTCTGTTGCAGGTTGGCCTCGTCCAGCCAGCCCGTGCCCTCCTTCTCGATAGGCTTGCCTTGGTCGCCAGTCAGCCCGCCACCGAACATCAGTGAAGGGTCAGCCTGCATGCGGCGCTTGAGCATTGGGGCGAGTTCGTCGCCGTAGTTCTCAAGCTGGGCCTGCGTGGGGTAGCGACCGGGCCACACACGGATGGTCACGCCACGCCCCGGCAGGGTGCCGTAGATGGACTCTTGGGACTGAGGGGTGCCCAGCCAGATGATCCGACCAGTCGAACAGATGGAGGTAAAGTCCAGTGTCAGGTGCAGCAACTGCGCACGCATGGTGGCAGTCGCGGAGTTCTTCGCGGATTCAACGTCATCGGCCAGGATCAAGTCCGCACGGTTACCCTGCAAGTTAGCAGTGATACCCAAGCACTTGACCGAGGGCGACTTGTCAACACCCTTGAGCGTGTAGTGAACGTCGAAGTGCTCCACGGAGCTACGGTCACCGTTACGCAGGTCAGGGCGCAGGCACTCCAGTTCTTCCATATTCATGATGATACGGATGACCAGTGTGCTAATGTCCGAAGCCTGGGAGCCGCCAGCGGACACGATCAGGATACGGAACTTAGGGTCATGGATCAGGCACCAGACGCAGTACGCCGCAGCAATACTGGTCTTAGCCTGACCGCGCTGGGCCTTCACCATCAGGTAGTGCGGGCCGTATGCAATGAACTTGGCAATGTCCTCCTGAATCTCCGAGACAGAGAACCCAAGCAGCGCCATCACATCATGCAGGAAGGGGATGAACTCTGAATAGTAGTCTTGCAGGAGGTGGAGCTTCTGCCAGCGTACAAGGGCTTCGCTCGAAGATTCACGGGCCATTAGTGCATACCTCCGTCAGAGAGGAAGTCGGGCATGACAGGCTTGGCCTTCTTGCGCCGCGCTTCCAGGGCTTCCCGCAGGGCCTTGGTGGCATCGCTATCGTCAAGGTTCGCGGTAATTTCGTTGTTCTTGAGGAAGGTCACAGCTACCGCCAGTTCGGCGGCAGTGGCCTTGCGCGTCCCGGCCTCGTTGCCTTCCTTGTCGAATACGGGCACCCCATTCTGGATCATGTCCAGTAGCTGTTTGGCCAGAACGGCATGGAGGGCCTTGAGGGTAGCATCACTTGCTGCTGCCATTACGGGACTCCTTATAGATACTCCACAGCTTCCAGCCAACGGCCAGGAGGATGTAGAACAAGTTGAGCCAGAGTACCCACGTTTCGATGGGCACACCGGCGATAGAAGCGGCAACCACCCCGACAGGCGGTGTAGCTACCACCGCGTCAGGGATGGTTTCGATCTTCATGTTATTCCTTGTTAAGCTACCCGCATAAAGAGGGTCTTGGCTGATGTGGCTGTACCGGAAGCGTTGCCCAGAGCAGCACCCAGACACACCCAAGTTCCGGGCAGAGCACCGCCAGCAAAGCTATCACCACTGGCTGCGCGCAGGTTAGACCCTNNGACCTGTGTGCCGTAGGCGAGGCTGCNTCCGCCTACGATGTAATGCCCGAAGNCNAGCGCCCCGATCANANTCTGGGTCTGGGCAGNGGTGGNGGTGANGANACTGCCCATNGGGGNAGCATCGACTTGGGCCANGATGCCTCCGGGGCTACCNCTCCANCCCATNTANACAANGTTAGCAGTNACGCCANCCTGTGTNCCCCAACCNTTGATGATTGTGCGCTGTCGGNCCGAACGCCAATTGAGTGCCTTGCCTGTTGCCAGCGCAGGGTCTGCTACATCGGCCACCTCCGGGGCAATCGAGAAGGTCTTGTCACCGCTGACCGTCTGAGCGTTAGCCAGGGTCATGAAGTTGGCAGGGTTAATCGAGGCTGCGTAGCCTGCCGCGTCACTCGCAGAGGCGCTGGCCGCACTAGCCGAGCCCGCCGCAGCGCTAGCAGAGCCAGCCGCAGCCGTCGCGGCGGTGCCAGCGGTGGTCGCTGACGTTGCGGCGTTGGTTGCTTGCGTGTTGGCGCTCGCGGCGTAGCCCCCAGCCAAGCCCGCTTGGGTCGAGGCCGTGCTGGCGCTTGTGGCCGCGTTAGAGGCGCTTGTGCTGGCAGCAGACGGCCGACCCCGCAGCGGCAGAAGCCGAAGCCTGTGCAGTCCGTCTTGGCGGCTTGGCGCGGTCGTGTTTGCGGACTCAGCAGCGACTTTCGCGGCTTGGGCTTGGGATTCACTGGTCGAGGCATTTGCGGCGCTTGTAGCGGCGGCTAGGGCCGCTGCCGTGGCATCCGAGACAGCCGCCGTGGCGTCGTCCACAAGGCCCACGACAACGGCGATGGCGTCCAGCAATTGCTGGCGTGCATCACTGTCCCCGGCGTCCAGTGCTTCCATGGCGACGAACAGACCCTGCCTTGCCACCAAGTCCATGTTGTGCTCAGTGAAGCGGGAGCCGCTCACGAAGTCCACAAGCGGAGGCTTAGGCGTGTCGCGGTAGATGACGAGGGTTGAGCCCACCGGCGTAACAGGGAGGCTACGCAGAGTGGTGTCATTCAGAAAGTTACTGTCGTTGATCGGGACAGAGGTTCGCACCTTGGTCGCGTTATCTTCTTGGTAAACCTTCACATGGGTACGGGCAATGTACTTGCCAACGAAGTTGAATTCGTAGGAGGTCGTTGACCCGTCACCAGGGAAACGATTAGTGGCGTAGAGGGCCATCGTATCTCCTTTGAAAAGTTGGATATTCTATATATTGACAGGAAGCTAGCCCCGGAGGGCCAGCGTCCAATCAGCGGTCAGGACGAAGCAGGTTAATCAGCGGCACCGTCCAAGGTGCATTGCTGAACGGCAGTGCCCGCACGATGGCGTGAGGATCATCGAGGTTGTTTGCCGCCTTGAGCCAAGTGTCAGCGTAGCCGACAATGGGTACGATCCCGCCCAGCGTGGGGCTAGAGCCAGCCCGCGTTTGCAGGCCCCACTCCTTCTTGAGATCATCAGGCACGGCCACAGCCGTCAGGGCGTCCATCATGTCAGGAGCCAAGCCCAAGGCCCCGATGTAGTTCATCAGGCCCCGGCCAACCGCGAGGGGCTGGAACTGGCGCTCGATGTACTCGTCGGAGTCAGGACGGCCAATGGCGTTGACGGCGGTACGGGCCGCGTACATGGCAAAGCCCAGCGGGGCAGCGGCCATGATGATACCCAGCGCTGCGGGAGCGCCGTGCATACCGCGCAGTCGGCCCCACTGCTTCTCCATAGCGGTGATGGGGAAGCTGCGGAACTGCGTCATGACCTTACCCAGGTTGCTGTGTTGCCACGCCCCCTTCTCACCCACGAAGGTGTCTTGGATAAGCTGGCCTGCGCCCCGGTTCACCGTTGCGATGAAGTCCCCGATCAGGGCGGGGTCGGATGCCTTGGTCATGTCCAGCGAAGCCAGCGTGCCGTTGGCATCCCACTTGGCGATTGCGGGCAGTTCGCCCCGGATGCGCTCCACCATGTCCGGTGTAAAGCCCATGTCGGCCAGGGCCTTGGACTCCTTGCCTTCCCGGATGTAGCGCAGGGACTTCTTGGTGATCTGCTCGGCAACTCCGCGCACTTGCGTGGCTTGGATGATCCGCTGCAGGGACACCGTGCCCAGCTTGTGACCCATGACCCGCACACTCTTGATAAGCGTGCCGCTGTCTTGACGGCCCACCGCAGCGTGGATGCTGCTGGGGTTGTCGTACTGGGTAATCATCTTGTAGCCCGCGAGGCCGAACTCAGCGCCCGACACCTCCAGCGAACCGAGGATGCCGTTCTCCACCTTGCCGCCCTTAGCCAGCACCTTCACCTCCTGCATCAAGCGCGGGAAGTCCGACACCATCTTCATAGTGTCCAGCACACCCAGCCCGGTGGCGGTGTTGATAAGCTCACCCATCTGCATCCAGCCCATGAAGCCCAGGTTGCTAGCAGCGTTAGCCGTCAGCGCACCCTCCATCCATGTCGGCATTTCGTCCCCGAAGGGTCGGCCCAGCATCTCTGCTGCCACCTGATCGAATGCCTCAATGCCCTTGACATGCCCAGCGTCCCCGGCCTTCTGAGCCTTCTCGGCAGCACGGCGCAGGAGCTTGAGGCCAGCGGAACCCATAACACCGTGTTGGGTCAGGGCCACTTCACCAGACACCCGGCGAGCCTGTCCACGCAGCAACTCAATCGGGTCTGTCTCCATAATGTCCATCAGGCGGAAGGTCTTGCCGTCTGCGTCCTTGTACTCCTTGAGCACATCCAAGTCCAGACGGGCCTTGGTGTGGCTGGGGCCGCCGCGTGCCATGCGAGAGGCGAACTCCCGCACTTCCGCTTCGGTCATGCCTGCTGCCTTCATGGCCTCCTGCACATAGTCAAGGGCCATCGGGTCATGCACGTTGGCAGGGATTTCGTGCCCACCGTTGGCGTTCGTGCTGATGTGATCCAGGTACTTGCTAGCCACCCGGTCAGCGAATGCCGCGTCCATGTCCCCGCGCTCTTGGAACTGCTCGGCCAGGGCCTTGTGCAGAGCCTGCTTGCGCTCGGTGCTGAGGGTCAGCCACTGGCGCTTGTCGGTAACACGGGGCATGTAGCCTCGGGAGTTGTCAGGCAGAGCGCCCCAACCCACCGTGCGTACATCCTTCTGCGCCTTGAGCATGCGCTCGTAGGACACCTCCAAGGCGTCAGCAGCAGCCTTCACCTCCGGGGCAGAGCCAATCTCTTGGCCCAGGCCACGGGCGTTAACCTCCATGTAAACTGCGTCGTTGAACTCCTTTCGTGTCTTGGCCTCACCGAGGTCATCGGCAATGCCCTTCACCACACCCAGGCGCTTGTTGCGGAAGGTTTCGTAGTGGGAGCCTACGGCCACCACAGCGTTACCCACAAACTCGCGCTCCCACTGCGCCTTGCGGAGCGCAGCCGTAACCCGGCGACCGGAGCCGCCCATGGTGTTCTCCACCAGAATGCCCGAGATAGCCTTGAGCACAGGGTTCTCGCTCTCGGCTAGGATCAGGCCCGGAGTACGGGCATCGAACAGGCTATTCTTCATGATGGTTCGCATCTTCTCCACATCCTGCGGGTTGGCCTTGAGCCATTCCTCGCTATCGTAGATCAGTTGCGCGATAGCCTTCTGCTCGGCACGGCCACGGGAGTCCTTAACGTCCATGGTGTCCAGCCCGTAGCGTTGCATCACATCGGTCAGGTGGCTAGCCGCTGGCTGGGCCATCGCCTTGGTGCTGCCTGCAACGCCGGTAGCTTGAAGCTGGCGGTTCGCTGCTGCTTGGAAGAACTCAGCGAAGCCCTCACCCGGCTTGGTCAGCCCGCGAGATTTCAAGTCGTTCCAGAAGTCCAGCAGGCGCTTCACCAGCCCCTTGAACGCAGCGAGCATCTGCTGGGGCGGGGTCATGTCACCCTTAGCCACAGCGTCTGCGAGGTCGGTTTCCACCTGCTTCACAAACTGCTCTGCCGCGTACTCGTCAAAGCTCTTGAAGTAGCGGTCGTAGGTCTTAGCCTTCTCCGGCCCCACGGCCTCGATCAGGTTCTTGTCCCAGCCTTCGCCCTCACCGCGCAGGGTCTTNCCGATAGCGCCTTGAGTCTCAGCGCGGCTGACACCCATACGCGCCTGCATCTTCGCAGGGCTGTCGTTCTCGGCCAGCCACTTGAGGTAGTCCCGGCGCAGGCCCGCCGCGAGGTTGGGCGGCAGGTTCGGCAGGTAGTGGTCGATGATAGCATGGCCCAGTTCGTGGGCAGCAGTCCACGTACCCTGCGTACCGGGCTTGACAGCAACCACCGATTGGCCTGGGGCCAGGATTGCTTCAAAGCCATCGACCTGTGCGTTCTTACCCTTGGCGAACGCGGGGTTCGTCAGGTGAATCGCTACGTCAGGCAGGTACTTGCTGCGCAGGTACTCAAGGTTCTGCACCTGGGACTCGAACCATGCGTCGCCCTTGAGGCGCGGGTCGATGTGAACGCCAGGAGTCGCAGCCTTGATCTGCTCAGGCGTAAGGCTCAGGCCGACCTCAGCAGCGCGGCCCTCGTTGAGCGTGAGCCCTTCGATCTGCGCGTAGCTGGCGGAGGTCTTGTCCCCCTTCACCGGGTCTTGGAACTCGGCCAGTGGGTTACGCTCGGGCATCGCCATCGCGCTAACCTCGCCCGTAGGCTCAAGGGCCTGGGCATCGAGGTCAGGAGCATTCAGCTTGTTCCCGCTCTCGGGCATGGCTGTACGCCCCACTTTGTCATCGCGCAGGGACTGGGCCTCGTACTGGGTCGCCAGCGCCCGGATTTCGTCCGGGGCAGCGTCAGGGCCAAGGGACTCTTGCGCACGGCGCAGGAAGCCCACCTGTGCGTCCAGGGCCTGCTCTGCCGCCTTGCGCTGCAAACCCATCACACCAGCACGCCATGCGCCCGGTGCTGAGATAGCGCCCGGAATCAGGCCAGTGGCCGCAGCCAAGCCGTAATCAGCCACGCTCTTGTGTTCGCCCATGAGTTGCTGCACACCCTCATAGGCCACGTTGCCCAGCACGTTCTCGCCAGCCACCGAGGCCACAGCGGACATGGGCTTGCCTGCCGCAGCCAGCCGGGTTGCCCCGATGCCAGCAGCGGCGAAGCTCTTGGCAGCGCCAAAGCCCGTGATGTAGGTCGTAGGGTCAAGCGCACCGCCGATGAACATGGCAGCGAGCTGCCCGCCAGTGCCAGCGCGGGCCAGCACAGCTTGGTTCTCCCGCCTGTCGTTGATGTTGCCCAGCGCCAGGGTCAAGTCCTCTTGGCTCCGAGTGTTCAGCAGAGTGGACACTTCATCAGGCGTGGGGTTCTGCACCAGCTTGAGCACTTGGCTAGGGTCAGCAGCCAGCGAGGCCACGTAGTCCTTGTCCGTGCCGTCCTCGGTGCTGAGGATGTGGGCCATGACGTTGAACGTAGGCCGCATGGTTTCCCGGTAGCCAGCCCGCGCTGTGTCGATGAAGCTCTGCTCGTCCTTCTTGGTCTGCTCGGCGGCGAGGGCCGTGCCCGTGGCTTGGCGCTGGGCCAGTTCCGTAGGCTCTACCGTGCCGACAGGGGCCATCCGAACACCCGGCGCTGCCGCCACAGCAACACGCACAGCAGTATCGGCAAGAGCAGACTTGGCATC